CCGTTCTCCAGCATGTGGTCGGCTGCGAAACTCAGGTCCGGAGACTGCAGCTCCGAGCTCTGGGAGAGATAACCGTACTCGCGGATATAGGCTTTGCTCAGCGTGCCCTGGGCGAAGATCACGGCATCCTGGAACATGAGGGCCTGAAGGTAGGCGCTGCCGAACCGGCTGCGTATCCTCGCCTGGACGTCCAGGGCCGTCACGCTCGCAGGCACAACGGCCTCCGAGCTGCAGCTTCCGACGATCAGGGCGTCGGCGCCGAGCACCCAATAGATGTCCTCATCCTTCTCGGACGCGATCTCAAAGTAGAAGGCGTCCCCCTCGCCGTAGACGGTCCGCGTTACGGTGTTCTCCTCGGTCTCCGGGACCAAGGGATCCGCCCAGTCGCCCGCATCCTTGATCTGCCTCACGGTGTAGGTCGTGATCGAGAAGTAGTTGAAATCGCCGTAGTGGTAGGGACTCGAGGCCCAGACGTAGTACGGATGATTGATGGTCCCGGCGTAGATCATCCTGCCCTGGAAATGCCCGATGGCGGCCGGATAATCACTCGCCTGGCTGAACGGCTTGGTCGCCTCCCAATACCAGTGGACGGTCCCGTCGGTGATATCGTCGGTTTCGCCCGTCGGCCCCCCGGCTCCGGCGCTGGTGCCCGCGGTGATGCAGCGGTAGATTTTCTGCGGCGTGTCGTTGTAGACCACATCGTCCACGGCGTAAGCGGTGGTGGCCTGCCAGGCGGGAACGTCGTCGGCGAAACCAATCGTCAAATTGTTGATCTCGAAACTGGTGCCCCCGTTCCACTGAAAGACGGCGATCGCGTGGGCTGGATGGACGAGGTAGAGTTTTTCGTAGACCTGCTGGTACTGGATGGCGAAAATCTCATCCGCCGTGTAGGTCGTGACGACCTCGGTCGGAGCTCCGACCAGAACGCCGCTCTTCCAGATCCGGATTTTCAGGGCGGTGAGCTCGAGAACGAAAGGATTCGAGTCGCTGACCGCGAAGGGGATCAGCCGCGCCTTGTTCCCCGATTTGGTCACGCCGAGATAGGAGCCGCCGGGTCGCGTGATTATGCCGCCCTGGACGAAAGGCACCCAGTTCTGCAGGACCTGACAGCCCTTGTTGTAGATGGAGAGATCGAATCGGCCGGCGAATTTGCTGCTGAGCTCTCCTGCGCTGAAATCGGTGAGCACGGGCCTTTGGAGAGCCATCAGACCTCCTCCCAACGCACCGGCTCCGGCGTTGCCTCTGCTCCTTCGTTCAGCGCGACAGCGTATGCTCTATCATAGGCCGCCTGATATTTCTGGTAGGCCAGGACTGCGATGTCCTTCTGTGCGGTCACATCGAAGGCGATCTCCGCGGCGATCTTCATAGCCACGGCCTCCTGCAGAAGATCGTCCCAGCGACTCGGGTCCTCTTCGAGCCGGATGTACTTGATGTGGCTCTCGTCCTGGTCACAGTAGAGCCAGTTACCCTCCCGCAGATACTGCACCCCCTGGTCGCTCTCTGCGACGGCCGCCAAGTCGGGGATCTTCAGAATCCGCAGACAATCAGGCGGGATCACGTACTGGTAGCTGTAGACCGTGCGGTTGTAGGGCGGTGTGCCGTAGTAGCACCAGTGAGCGGTGCCGTCCGTGATATCCGAGGTTGTGCCGGTCGGAGGTGTCGCCGCGGCCGTAGTCCCGGCGGTGATGCACTTGTAGACCTTCTGGCCGTCCCACGTAACGATATCGTTGACAACGTAAGCGGTGCTCGGCCAGTGGCACCAGTTGGTCAGGGTCGTCGAAGCCTCCACATAGGCCCAGACGACGGTGTTGTCGGTGATACCGCTGCCGGTTCCCGTAGGTCCGCCGGCCGCGGCCGAGATGCCGGCCGTCGTGCACTGGTAGATCTTGTTGGTGTCGTTGGTGACTTTCTGGCCCACCAGATAGGCCGTCGACGCGGCCCAGGGACACGCCTGGTCATCCATGTTCTTCATCAACGCCCGGTGGGTGCAGGAAGGCCAGCCGATCGCCCGCAGCAGCTCGTTTCTGCACAGCGCATAGGCCGTGATAGCCCGGGCCGCGTTCTTCGCGGTGTCGGCCATGCTGGAGGCCGGGGCGGCGCCGAGCTGGCCGAGCGCCCTGTTGACTACTTCCAGGTTGGTCATGGGCTATCGCTTCTTTCTCTTGCCCCGGTAGCCGCCGGCGTATGCGGCTCTTCCCTGCCTTGCCGCTTTCGCCCTGGCGCCCTTGCCCCGGTAGATTTTCCCGCTGCTGCCCCACCGATAGCCGCCTTTCACTTTTCTGACCGGCATGTCCCTCTCCTTGGAGAAACCGGTGGCCTGAAAATCAAGCCACCGGTCGTAATGCTTGTGAGATGCCTGCCTGCGGCTACTTCTTGGCCGCCGATTTCTTCTTGGCCGGCGATTTCTTGGCCGGCCCCGGCAGCGGCTTCTCCACTACCATCGAGGGCTTGGCTTGGTATTCCGGGGCCGCGCTTGCGAGCGGCGCCGGTTCCCCACGATAGGGGTCCGACGGCTGCGGTCTGTCATCCATGACGCGCTCCGTGATCTCCTTCTCCTTCACGTCCCGAAGGATCTCAAAGTGCTGCATACACGGATGATTCGACGGCACGGTGTATCTCTCGCCCCTGCGGTAGTAGTCGATGCCCTCTGCGGTGTCGCGCAGGCATTCAACTTCCACGAATCGTACTTCCTCCATCAGCGACTCCTTACGGTGTAGCCGGGATGTAGTACGGCGCGTTCGGCGTCAGCCAGGCTTCCCAGCTGCCCGCCGTGAGGACGGCCGTTGCGATGGTGTAGTTCACGCCCAGATACTGGAGGGGCATGTAGGCCGGAACCTTCACCGCATAGATGATGGTGTTGGCCGTCCAGGCCACGATAGTCGCGTTGGCGAGGGTCCCGGAGCTCCACAGAGTTGTGGGGGTCGTGAGTCCTACTGCCGCCGAGACATCCAGATCGATCCGCAGCGTCCCGCCTCCGGCCGAGATCGGAACCACCGCGCAGCGGAATACGAAATACGCATTCTCGATGATGGTGCGGGGGATGTGGGTCAGATCAATCACGTTGGTTGAGACATGGGTGTCCACGGTCGTTTCCGCCTGGGGTGTACCCATGACCTGGAAAGCAAGTTCTTTGTCTACGTACATTGGTTTCCTCCTTCCTTAGATCGTGAGCACTTCGGCTTCGGTGTTCAGAAGCGCGTCGCACCGGCGGATCGGTATGCCCATGAAAGACGTGAGCGGCTTCCCGCCGACCTCTTCGTACTTCAGGGCCAGGTTGGCCTTGACCGCAGCCTGATGCTGTAGGTACTCCAGGATGAGGTTGTTGCAGTAGAAAACGGCTCTCCCCATCCCGAAGGAGGGGATTCTGTAGTACGCCTTGGTCATGCCGAAGAACAGGTCCACCGCGGTAGCGCTGAGGAGCGCGGTGTCAACGTTGGCGCAACGCACCGCGTAGCGCCAGTCTCTCACCGTGAAGCCCAGGTCCCATTTGTAGTGGGTCCTGTAGCCCTCGTAGTGCCCCGGAGGCGTCCTGCTGTCGTCCAGCGTCACCTGTCCCTTGTTCTCGAAGTCCACTCCACCCGAGTTGCTTCCCTTGGGATAGATCGCATGGACCGTGTTCGGTCCCCACACGATCAGCCAGATCGAGGTCTGAACCGCGCCGCTTGCGGCCGCATGTACGTCCAGGCAGTTGTAGGCCGTGACGCTTGGGTCGTTCGCCCCGTACTGCGGATACCGCGGCATCAGACCCGTAATTCGCTCCGGGTTCGTCGCCTGGTTGCCGTAAAACAGGGCGGTCGCCATCTGCTGGTTCATCGCCTCGAGATGTGCCTGGTCCTCACTGAGGCGCCAGGCTGCCGTATTGCCGTTGAGATCAGCGAGCGACTTGTCGACCTCGGCGTATGCTTCGAGCATCCCGCAGGTGTCGACGATCTGAGATGTGATGCTCTTGGTCGGCTGAACGCCGTAGTTGAGTAGACGCCAGGTGGCGGTCGGCAGGCCCGTCCGGATCGTGCTCTTGTGACCGGTCGGCAGGTTGCCTTCCACCGTCGCCATGTCTTCGAGAATCGAGTTGGTTTTGTTCAGCAGCTCGATGATCCCGCTGATTTTGTTGTCGGGTCCCAGTCTGGAGGCAATATCCAGATAGGTGACCACATTTGTCCCGAGAGTAGCCATTGGCTACCTCCCACGGACTACTGCTCGGATGTTCTCCCATAGATCGTTGATGCGATCTCGTCGAAACTCCTTTTGCCGA